GACGACGGCTTTCACCGCTTCGTTGGCCAAACGCATTTTCCGGTCAACAGCGTCATTTCTGCCGGTGCAACCGGAGCTGCCATGCTGCTCATGCACCGCAACGCTTTGCAAAAAGTGTTTGAACTTGACGGACCTAACCACTTCACTCGCATCTTGGGCGAAGACGGTGCGTGGATCAGCGAGGACATTTCGTTTTTTGACCGTTGCCGTCGTCTTGAAATTCCATTGTTCATCCACACCGGCGCTCGCACCAGCCACGCCAAAGTGTCGTGGCTCAACGAGATGGACTTTTGGGATACCGAACAGCCACCACCAGCAACGGATCGCTGTGCGGTCATTGTGCCGGTGCTCCATCGACCTCACAACGTTGCACCGCTCATTGAATCGCTGCGGGCTTCGACAGGTCTAGCAACGCCGTACTTCGTCGTTGAAGAGGGCGACAAGATCATGGCCGACACCGTGCTGGCCAATGGTGGCCGAGTCATAACGAAGTCTGGTTCTTTTGCCGTCAAAGCCAACTACGCCGTTGCGCAAACCGATGAGCCTTGGTTGCTGTTCGTTGGCGACGATGTGCATTTCCACTCTGGCTGGTTGAACGCCGCTTTGGATATTGCCAACCGGTACGACAAATCGGTGATCGCCACCAACGATTGCCACAATCCATTTGTGACGCGTGGCGAACATGCGACACATCCGCTCATGGAGCGTCGCTACATCGAAGAACTCGGTGCGTCGTTTGATGGACCCGGAACCGTGGCGCACGAAGGCTACGGCCACATGTTCATTGACAACGAATGGTCATTTTTGGCCAAGACTCGCCAGCAATTTGCAGCTGCGCTTGGCTCTCGAGTTGAGCACTTGCATCCGCTTTACGACGAAGCCGTCGCAGACGACCCGATTTATGAGCTCGGCCGATCAACGGTCGATGCTGACCAGAAACTTTGGATGGACAGAGTCCGAGCCTTTATGGAGAGTGCGCAATGACAACGCCAAAGGACTACTGCACCATTGAAGACGTCAAGGCGTCGATGAGCCTGACTGGCACACAGGACGATGATGCCCTTCAAGCAGCGGTCACCGCAGCATCACGCCTCATTGACCACCACTGTGAGCGGTACTTCTATCAAGACGACGTCGCCAGTGCTCGAGTGTTCGTGGCTGAAAGCATCTTGGCGGTCGAATGCGATGACTTTGACCCGACCCAAACCATCATTGTAAAGACCGACCCGGTTGGACTTCGCACCTGGGATCAAACATGGGATGCAAGTGACTATCAAATGGAGCCGCTCAACGGCATGAAGTACGGCATGCCTTGGCCTTGCAATCGACTTCGTGCCATTCGTTCGCTGTATTTCCCTGTGTGGGGTGGCGCTGCCATTTCCGTGCGCAACGTCGTTCCCCAGGTGCAGATCACGGCTAAATGGGGTTGGGCGCAAGTGCCCGACGCCATTTTCCAAGCGGCAGTTATTCAAGCCGCAGCCACGTTCCAAGCAATCAAGTCTCCGCTCGGCGCTACGTCGTTCGGTGAAGCCGGCATTGTCCGAGTCAAGAACCAACTTCACCCACACGCGCAGCTGCTGATTGAGCCGTACTCGCTCGAGGACGTCTTCGTTCTGTGATTGGTGACCTGCAAGCCATTTGCGAAGGCATCCAAACCAATCTGCAAACCATTCCGGGTTTGCAAGCGTTTGGCTACCTCCCAGATTCGTTCTCAGACCCCGCAGCGGTTGTTTCGGTCATGGACGTCCAGTACCAAATGTCGATGAACGACTCAATGACCGGACAAGTTGACCTCATCGTCAACGTGCTCGTGGCGCGCACCGATGCCAGGAGCGCTCAACTCAAGCTGCAAAAGTTCATGAGCCCCAACGGCTCCGGTTCAATCCGAGAAGCAATTGAGTCTGACACAACGCTCGGCGGCATTGTCGGTGACACGACAGTCATCTCGGCTTCTCGAGGACCAGCCATCAGCGTTGGTGGTGGACCAACGATTTACCTGACCTTGGAATTCACGGTCGCCGTTTACCCATAGGAGAACCATGACCTACACCGTCACCAGCGGTTTGTTGGTCTTTGCAGCGGCAGGGTCCACCGTGACCGACGCCGACTGCGAAGGCTGCAACGTAGAAGCACTGATCGAGGGCGGTCATTTGACGCCCAAGTCCGCAGTACCAAGCAACGAGCCGGTCGCACCGGAAGAAGGAGCATAACCATGGCGAAATTCGTCTACAAAAACGCCACCGTGGTCATCAACTCGGTGGACCTGTCTTCACAGGTTGAGCAAGTGACAGTTGAGCGCAAGCTTGACGAAGTCGAAACCACCGCATTTGGTGACGTTGCTCACAACTACGTGACCGGACTTGAGTCCAACAAGCTCACGCTGAGCCTTTACGCCGACTACTCGGCCGCAAGCGTTCATGCCACGCTTTCGCCGCTCGTCGGTTCAACGACGACGGTTGTGGTCAAGCCAACGGCAAACGCCACCAGCACGACCAACCCTTCATTTACCATGACTGCACTTATCTCCAACTACATGCCGGTTGACGGCAAAGTTGGCGACGTCGGCAAACTCTCACTCACCTTCCCGGTCGTGAGCGGAATCACGACGGCGACTGTATAACCATGGCCGCCTCCCGCCTAACCGTCACGAAACTTGCAGAAAACGGAGAGCAGCTGGCTCCGAACACGTACACGCTGACCCCAGCGATCCTCGTTGCGTTCGAACGTCAATTCAAAATTGGCATGGGTCAAGCGTTCCAAGCCGAGACCATGAAGATCGAATACATCTACTGGTTGGCATGGGAAGCCGAGCAAAGGGACAACCTTGCTCACCACGGCATCCGCATCCTGTTCGACGACTGGTTGAAGACCGTTGAAGAAGTGATGGACCCGGACGCTGAAGCGGACCCTTCGTAGGGCCAACGACGGACGCCATCTGTCGTCTGGCCCTACGCATGGGCATTACACCGTCAATTTTGGCTGAGGAGCCGATTGAGTACATCGAGCACCTTGTTTGGCTGTGCAACAAAGAAGATGAGGGGGTCCGAGAATGAGCAATAGCAATTCGTTTGCCATTGTTGATGTCTCGGACCTTCTCGCTTTACCGAAGGTTTTGAAGTCGATTGACCCCGCTGCCAAGAAAGAGCTCACGCGTGGGCTCCGTGCAATTGGTAGAGAGATTGCCGACGGCGCCAAATCGAACGTGCGGGCTATTCCTTCGCAAGGAACCGAGAGCTACCACGACAAGCACGGCAGCATTCGAGCCATGGTGGCAAACGCCATCAAGGTGAAGGTATCTGGCATGACCGTCAAGGTTGTCCAGGACAAAATGGGTTATCCAGTTGATGCCGTTGCACGGCTGTGGGAACTCGGTGGAAAAGACAGTCGTGCGTACTGGATACATCCGTTGTTTGGTGATCGCAACGTAGAAATACGGCAGACCTCGCACAACTACCTCTTGACGTCAGTTCATGAGCACGAGGCCGAAATCAAAGAAGCCGCAGAAAAAGCAATCATGGCCGGCCTTTTGGCCGCTCAATCAGCAGCAGGGGTGACCAATGGCTAGTAAAACTTCAGTTTTCACCGTCGTTGTCGCCGGTAAATCAACGCTGTCCAAAGTTGTTGAGAACGAAACTCGCAACACCGGTAAAAGCGTCGACAAAATGGCTCGTCAGTTCAATGACATGTCAACTCGAATTGGCAAGAATTTGTCCAAAGTCGGCGAACAATTTGAAAAAATGGACATTGTTGGCGCCGGTGCTTTGACCACCATGGGCCACCACATGGAAAAGTTCCAAACCAAAACTGGCCGCATGAAAGACATTGTCAAAAACGCTTTGAAGCAGGTTGGCATGGCTGCCCTAAGTGCCGGCGCTGCCATTGCTGCCTTCTCATTGAAATCGGCAGAGGATTACGCCGCTGCTAACGAACAGTTGAAAGCATCCGTTGAAGGCTCTGGCGGCAGTTGGAAGAAAGCCGAAAAGCAAATCGAACGTGTCCAAGGTAGCTATCACAAATTTGGGATGACCTCAGCGCAAATTAACAAAGCACTTGCTCAATCAGTCATTTCGACTGGCAACGTCACAGATTCAATGAAGCACCTTCCAATCGCCCTTGACCTTGCAGCTGCAAAACACATTGATCTCAACTCAGCCATGCTTGCCGTGGACAAAGCCGCGTCCGGCAACAGCCGAGTTCTCAAGCAACTTGGCATTGACATTGCAGTCCCACAAGCATCGGCAATGAAATTGCAACAAGCGCAAGACAAAGTCACAACTGCGCAACAAGCCATGGCCGCTGTCATTTCAAACTTCCCTAACGCCGCACAAGCCGGCGCCAAGGGGCATGCTGCCTACGCAAAGGCGCTTGGAAAAGTCCAATTGGCAGAACACAAATTGCAAAGTGTCCAAGGCGCATCCAAGGCTGTTCTCAAAACACTTGGGGATCGCCTTAAAGGCCAAGCATCCGCAGCTGCAGAAACCTATGCCGGGAAACTGAAAGAAGCTAGAGCAAAGGCCACTGACCTTTCCAAAGGACTTGGCGACAAATTGCAACCTGCAATTTCTGCAGTGCTCGACAAATTTTCAAAGTTTGTTGACTATGCCAATAAGCACACTTGGGTGTGGAAAGCCCTTGCCACTGTTATTGGCGTTACGTTGGTTGCTGCGCTGGGGAGCATGATGGCTCCTCTTGGCTCAGTGCTTGCCGGCCTAGGTGGTTTGGTGATTGAGCTAGGAATTGCGGTTGCCGGGTTCTTCGGCTTTGACTTAGGTGCTATGGCAGCCGCTGGTGGATTAGCCGCACTCACTGCAGCCTTCATGGCAACCGGTATTGGCGCTTTGATTATTGCCCTGATTGGCGTTTTGGTTTTTTTAATTTTTCATTGGAAGCAAGTATGGGAAACCGTCAAAAAGGTGTGGAACTGGATTTGGGAACACATCAAAAAAATTGTCAATGCAATTTGGGGGTTCATTGACAAATACTTTGTCCAGCCATTTATGACGGTGTGGGACAAAATCAAAAAGCCAGTTGCAGCCGCATTTAATTGGATTGGCAACGCCATCACCACGCCGTTCAAACTTGCCATGAGCACAATTGAGCACCTTTGGAACAGCACCATTGGTGG